CATCTGCAGCGCCTTGAGTCGTAGTATATGATGTAGCGCTACCCGACACAATAACACCAGTAAATGGTGCAAATATTCCTATTCGGTTAGCAGTTGGATATGGCGCTGTTGGAACGCCTCCTATATAGTTAATGCTACCAGAAGTAGTATTTGTTTTCATTGAATGAAAAAATGTAAGAGTCATATACTCTGCAGCCCCAGCTGCATTCACTGCATATGATGCAGTTGTTGCAAATGATGCTGTGCCTAACAATGTCCCGGTAAATGATCCTGTAAATGATCCGCTAGCTATAACGGTATCAGTGCTACCTCCACTTAATGCATCAATCGATCTAGTTACATGTGCTGCTTGTATAGTACCACCGTCGGTAATACCTGTTTTATTTATTATCGCCATTGTCTATGTTCCTTTTTTTATATATCGGCCAATTTTTTGTTTGTTCGTTTAACCAGGCCTGTCGATCATCACACCCACAATCTTCATCTAGTATCTGTGCAATTCGTTTTGCTAGCTGATCTAATCCTGTTGCAACAGTTATTTTTTTAATATCGTCGCCTAAGCCTTTACTTTGCATCAATTCCTCCATTGTTCATTGAGTTTCTAAGTTGCATGATCATTGTTTGATACTGAGCCGTTTGTGGTATTTCAAACACAGTTCGTCCTGGAAACTGATAATCATGTTCTGGATGCATCATTAGCATATGACCCGTTTCATCAATTCCTAACACAGGATGTGCTACTTCACGCATTGTGATCGCCCCGGTTGGAGTTGGTATCATGGTGCAGAAGCCTGGATGTTTCCATTGTCCTTCTGGATCAATTACTCCGCCTGTTTTTCGTATAACATTGGCCCAACCTTTAAGGTCTAATGGTCGTTTGCGCGTAACATGCAAAACCAATGATTCTGTTATTTCTTTTTCATCGTCTGATTTTAGGAAGGCAGATGGCATAATATGTTTATCCATTTTGAGTGCCTTTGCTAGTATTGCTACTAAACTACCACCTGGCATAATTGCTACTGTAGTTAGTCCTAACAGTTTCACCACATCTTTCATTTGGTTACGAACCCATGCCCATTCTTCCGAAGTTAGTTTCTCACCGTTAATATGACGAAGCAGCATCACCATGGCTTGTTTGGTTTCATCTTTCTCAGTACGCATTGCCGAAATAAAGTGTTTTACTTTATCCTTTGCTTTGTTAACTGTGTCAGCCATATTGATTTCATTTAAAGAACTTTCTAACGCAAGTTGACCCATTGTAATCTTTTTTTCAAGGTTCTTTAAACGTTCGATATATCCTTTATTACGTAGATGTTTGAATGCCATGTTTTCCACCGAATACTCGCCTTCTGCTTCTAAACCAGTTTGGCGAAGATGCTGGAGTCGTTGTGTGATGTTTTTAATTTTTTGTTCTATGTGTGGATCCGTCTCTTTGAGTGAATCAATATCGTATTCGTATGGTTCTGCTTTTTGTTGAATGGCTCCATCATCTACAGTAACAGTGTCGGAGGCTGGTTTGCGTATCCATTTATCACGTAGCACGGAATATATTCCTACTGATGAATGCAAGTCCTCATTTGAATCTTGGGCATACAACTCAATGTTCATGCCTTTATATGTTAAAGGGTGTGTAGTGTTCCATATGCTTTTCTTTGCATGCATATAATTTTTAACTATGTGTAGATTGTCTCCAATTTCTAAATAGTTAATAACAACATGCAAATCAATATCACTATGTTCCGTCCAATTGTAATTAGCACTACTACCGATGATTATAACATCATGGATATCACAACGTACTTCTAAGAAATTGTAAAATGCTTTTGCAATTTTCATGAACCCAACACGAAGCTTGGGATGAAGTTTGTCTCCATCCCAAAGCTTTGGATTAAGTGTGCTATGTGTTTGATATTCGGTTATCATTGTTATTTCGTATTAGTAGCAGTCGGTGTAGCAAACTTAACTTTTTCAACATTACCTTTTTCATCTCGTGTTACAAAATCATAATCGCCTGGATCAGATTTATATACTGGTAATGTTTTTGATGCTATTTTATCCGTTCCTTCTACGGCGCCTTTTATTACTGGTTTAACATATGAGTTATACATGTTTCGTACCGCATTAAATGATCCAAATGCCCATGCTAATAATGATACAATGAATCCTTGTCGCTGGTCTCGGTTTTCGGTATACACGCCAGTTTTTTCTAGTAAATCTTGAAATTCATTGTAAATTACATCTAATGCTTTTGGTCTAGCAAACAATCGTTTTATAACATACAACATCATCTCAATTGCTTTAAAGAGCCAACTCAGCCACGCACCGCCATTCGTACTTAGCCATTTCATTGGTGATTCAAACAGTGGATCTAAAATCCCGGAAGATCTCCAATCATACTTGAATGTTCCAAGTACGCGGCCGGCATCATATGTACGGTGAATTGCGTTTGGTAACAGTGCACAGAATCTAGCCCAAAACGTTTTTGTATATTCGACAAAAATTAAATTACCTGTATTAATTGTTTCTTTAATAAATTGGTTGGTCCAAAGTCGTTGTGCTTCTTTACCTACTACGCTACCGCCTACTGTTTTTGTAGCCATGAACAATGGAACGATTATTTTCTTGTAAATTTCATCACCTTTACCAGAGTTGATAGTTTTTGCAATTGCACCCCAAATCTCAGCATCGATATTTTTAGTAGTAGTATTCAATAAATCTGCAGGTAGTCCCAATGTTCGAAGCATGTTTATATTTACAGCACCGCCTGGTAATCTAAATGCTGCCGTTTTAATCCATGTTGTTATAGAATCTCTGTTTTTATTTAAAATATTAAACAATATCGTTCTACCGCCAGGCGTATTTAACACTGATGCTAAGAATACATCCGGACGTTTTCTACATAAAACCGTAAATGAGTTTACCATGTTCGAGGCTACCGAATCCCATACTTTTTTTGGAAGCATTGCAACAACATTTCCCCATACTTTTCCTAACATGGTTGGGGCAGTGTTTTTGAAGAATTTAGATGTAGCAAGTAAAATTTCTTTTTTATTTTTTTTGCTATATGTTTTAACCGCAGTAGCTAAAAATACTTCATCCGCACCTTCTTCTGCAATTTTTAATAATCGTTCTGATTTAGCTGCGTTAATAAGAGCCCAGTTTTGGAATGCATCGCCATACCGTAATACCAACTGTTCTCCAATTCTCGATAACGCAGCATTTGTTGCCCGAAAACCTTTTACAAAATTTAATAATAATTGTTTTAAGTTTTTTATTTTAGCTAGTTTGCTAAACTTTTTAATAAATTCTTTTACATTTTTACGTTGGCGTGCATTTGTTCTCCACATTTCTAGGAATGCTTCTTCTGATTTCATTGCTGCTTGTATCGCTTCTGGTCCAACTTTACCACCAAATTTTACCGCTGCTATAAGTCGTTTACTACCTAACTTAATGATACTACCAGCAAATGGAATAACCGCAATCATTGATAAGCATCCTTCTAATTTGCGGCCGCGAATGAAATAAGCAATTCCATTAAGTAAATCAATTATATCACCATATCCTGGAATTAATCCTGCCCAATCCAATATAGACTGTATGGTATCTTTTACTTGTTCTAATGGTTTATCGGATATATCTTCAAATCCACGTGCTGAACGCTTATATAAATTTGGATCTTTAAGTCCATGTCCTGCTATTAAAAAGAATCTTTTAATCCACCCGGATTCCTTATACACATCAAATTCACCAGATTTTACATCATCGGTTAAGTTAAATATTAAATTTTTACCTTTTTTATAAATGTATCCGAATACTTGTCCGCCTGGATTACTTATTTGAATTTTATTTCCAGTTAGCTTCCATTTGAATTTAGTACTAGTACTTAAATCTGGTCGCATATAAACATATCCGTCAGATTGGAAATGAAACAATGTTCCTGATTTTAAATCTGCGGCATACACCGGGACTTGCCAGTTATACGAGTTTACCGCAGCATTCGTTAAACGTCCTGCATTGTTTGGAGATAATTTATCTGTACGGAATACTTGGGTTTTAAACAATTGCTCTGCTGGGGCTAAATTCTCTGGCCATGGTTTTAACTTTTTACTCGCAATTATCTTATCCATTTCTTTTTCGTTTTTCGTTAAGAATGAATTAGGCCCCATTTGTGTAGGGAATACTCGTAAATTTGGATCTGGCTTTAACGGATCAAATGTTGTTTTTTGTGTTACAAGTTTTGTTAGTGAATCTTCTTCCCGGGCAGTTAATAATTGTTCACTTAAAACTGCATCTTTTTGAAAAGCTTCGCGGAGCACTGCTTCTATAGTTAACTCATTCTGAAGAGCTGATGTATTAGTGTCTGTCGGTGTAGGTTTGATATCACGAAGTATCGCTTCTCGCAATACAACATCTAACGTAATGTTTGTAGATTGATTCATATTATAATTTCCTATTTATTATAAATATCATCATTTCCAAAAGAGCTGTATTAAAATCAATGCAAATGCTAATCCGAGAGACACTGCTGTTTTTAAATTGATGGCTTCATCCCGGAATACCCAGGTCATGATGGCAAACATAGTAATACCAGTAACAAATGAAACAAATCGACCCGGCCAAAATGCACCGTCAAACCCGGTAACTGCAAATCGTGTTGCTTCCATAAACAACCAAGTGATTGGAACACCCATTAGCATAAGTGCCCATCGGTATGTTTTAGCCCATGGCCATATTAATGGTCCATTTGTTTGTATCCAAACGAAGCTTTGTCCTACTAAAAAAATTAATATGGAAAATATAATGTATTTATAGTTCATATCATATAATATGAAATTTACTACAGAATTCAAAGTAATTATTTATTAGAGTCAGATGCGTATTTAACACCCATGATAGTGCCGATGATACTAAAAGCATTTGTTAGCAATATACCAAACATATTACTCCACGTGCTACCAATGATCTGAGTATCTTTATTAACAAACAATGCAACCATATATATAACGGTAGTTGTGACACCTACTCCGATTATGATAATAAGTGATATACGAACAATTAGATTGATTAACTCGAACTGAGTTCGTTTTTGTATCATGTCTAAACTGTCCATGGCGGCATCGCGGGCTGTTTCAGCATCACATTTGGATTGTTCTGCATCCGTTGCTGCTTGTTGAAGTTCTATCATCAACTGTTGATTTTGTTCGTTTGATTCAACTAGTTGTTTGTTTTGATCTTGTATTTGTTTGGTTATTTCTAATCGTTTTCGTCGATTTTCTTTATCGCGGGTTGTGCATGTTTTTATATATGCATCAAACTCAATATCATCGGTTGAATCAATTAACTTTAGAATGTTGCCTTCTAGAGCTATATTTTTACGGGCATATAACTCAATTAATTTTTGTTTAGTATTATCATCTAATACTATCATCGATACACTTTAAATGGGGCAGTGCGTGCTTTATACCCGTCATAGTCTGCGCGGAATTGTTCTAAACGAGGTTCGATATCATCTGACTTAATTATCCAAAACTGTGCGCCGGCTTGAATTGCCTTTGCTTGTTCTTCTGGTTCATTTGATGATGAGATGATTCCAATAACCACGTTATTACCATACTCAAAATTAATTTTTCTGATAAGTTCGATACCATCAAACGAACTACCAATAATATTCAAGTCAACAAATACACATTCGGGTTTATCGTTAGCATCGCCACTTTGAAACCATTTTTGAAACAGTTTTGCTGCTTCGTCGGAACTATTTAATGAGTTTAAAGACAAACTTATATCGAGCAATGAACATGCATCTTCAAATACTAAGTGGAATAAATCTTCATCATCTACCAATAAAATTGAATCAATCATTTTTGCTTTCCTTTATTTTTATTTTCATTTTTGTGCCTGTTTCATTTTTTTCACAGGTAATATTAAATCCATGTTCTTCTAAAATAGCAACACAAATATTTAAACCCAAACCAGTTCCAGCTTCAGTTTGGCCTTCTTTCCGAGTATATGGTTTTGATAAATGATCAAAATCTTTTTGTGTAATACCTCTACCATTATCTTGAACGTAAATGGTATCATCATCGGAATATATTTTAACAAACTTAGTGTCAGAATCATTATACTTTAAACCGTTTCTAATCAAGTTATCCAATGCTGTACAGAACAATGCTTCGTTTACTTCGATGGTTGGTAACTGGTCGATAATAACTTGACTACTGTATGCAGTTGATGACAAGTAATCGGATAATATCATTTTCAAATCACATTCAGCTTTATTTAGTACAACATCTTTTTTTACGAGATTGGTAAATTCATATACACCTTTATACACTTTTTGTGAATGTTTCAATCCTTCTTTAATCATGCGGATTGGGGCTTCAATTTTTAATGAACTAATATCATCAGAACTTAATCTTCTTTCTAACGAACTAAGTCCCCTAGGCATATACGTATTAATACCTGAATGCATATCGTGTCTTAATATCTTAGCTGCGTGTTCTAGATACGTATTTTTCTTTTCAATCTCTTTCTTTTGTTCATATGAATCGGTAATATTAGTAGCAATTTTCAATATGCGATATATCTTGCCGTCCATTCCGATAATTGGATTATAAGTTGATTGTAAATACACTAAAGAGCCATCTTTTTTAACTCTTGTAATTTCACCGGTAAATAATATACCGTCATTTAGTTTTTTCCAAAAAAGAGCATATTCTTCACTGTTAAAATGTGTGTCGTCTATAAATATTCTGTGGTGTTTTCCGACTAGTTCATCAGCTGAATCATATCCCATGGTTGTTAAAAACAAGTCATTAGCAAAAATAATGTTACCTTCTAAATCAAATTCAATAACTGCGTTAGATTTATTTATGGCATTCATTCTATTACGAATTTCTACTTCTTTTTTCTTAAGCTCCGTAACGTCTTGTCGTATTGATGAAAACCCTTCTAAATTGCCATGTTTATCAAATCGGGCTCTAATGTATGTGTCGACATAATATAGGTCACCTGTTTTTGTTTTGTTGGTGACAATTGCATTCCATATCTCACCTTTCATCACTGTTTCATACATCTTACCCCAGTACCCATCGGGTTGTAGACCAGAGTTTACGATGATATGATCTTTACCGATAACCTCATCTAAAGACCATCCTGATACTTCTTCAAATTTTTTATTAACGTATGTTATTTTACCAGTTTTATCAGCAATTGAAATAATTGCAGCTGTGTCAATAAACTCATCAGTATCTTTTATTTTTTTTAATAAAGTACTTGTTATATCAGCTGCGTGTGATTTCATTAAAAAATAAAATAGTGGTAAGAACACTAAAAAACACACAATTTCAATTCCGCGTGTAATGTAACTAGAATCTAATACTGAAAAGAATACTAAACCTTTTGTTATAGCAAAAACTACTAATGTTACTATGGTAATACCTTTAAGTATTTTATGTAAACTAATCATTTATCGTATACCTTTATGCTTATCTAATGCATCTAGAATTTGATTAAGAACTGGTGCTTTTATAAACCCTGCCATCGATGCATTTTTAAGTGTACTGATAATTTGTAATATAATGAATGGAATTAAAATTGTTTCACTTAACCAAGAAGTTCCTGGATATCCTTTTTCTACAGACAGCAACACCGTTAAAATTATAATCCATGTTGCGGCTGTTCGAAGTACTTTGATTGCTTTACATGTTTGAAAACCTTCTCGCTTTATTCCAGCAATTACACCAAAAAACCCATCGACAAACACTACTGCAATTAATGCTAGATATTGCTCGTAATAGTCGATAGATAGATTAAAAAAATACGAACATATAAATGATATCATGGTCGTTGTGGATAATATTATTGCTAGAGCGGTTGTTTTCATTTTATATCTGAAGATTCAATTAAAGTATATGAAAATTTATTACCATTTGCTGTTTTAGCTTTGCGACAAATTGACATAAACTCTTCAAAATCAGCAGAACGTTTAAATACCTGGCAGCCTTCCGACCAATTTTCTACATATGTTGAATCAGCGCCGGCTTTATGAATGTTGATTCCAAATACACCTTCTTGAATTGATTTTTCATCATATACCATATCTTTGTTTGGATCGCGGAACACTTTAACTGGTTTGTTTTGTCCTAATGCTTCATACTTCCCGGCATGCAAACGCATTATGTGTGAATCGATATATTGTCCTTCTACTAAACGAGCAACACCAGCTTTGTTTCCATACTGCATTACGCCTTTTGTTCCTGGATCGGTTGTTGCTGACCAACAATGGAATTTTTCTTCTCCGTTTACGGTGTAAGATACTGTAATGTGATCATCGAATAGATTGGTTACTTTCTGTCCAGTTGCTGAATTACGAACTCCGATTATATTTAAAACATAATCGTTGCCATCAAACCATTTATATCCTTTTGCTTTTACTGCTGACTCAATTTGGTCTTTTGTGTATTTTGAAACCGATGCTGGTTTTGCTTCTACAACGATTCCCATCTTAGCTAATGTTGCTGGGCCGACTACTCCATCTGCAGTTAATCCATTTTTAGTTTGCCACGCTTTAACTGCTTCTTCTGTTTTAGGTCCAAAATTTCCTACTGGATCTACACCTAATACTACTTGAATTTTTTTAACCGTCTCGTTGTTATCACCTTTTTTTAGTATCATAAAACTATCCTTATTCGTAATTGTTGTTTAATCTTTCTTAAAATATAAATTTGCTTCTGCTTCGCGGCGACGAACTAGACCCCTTAACACGCGGCCTCCTGCCTTTGTCCATTTCATGAACTCAGCTCGGATAGTTTCGTCTGACGGATCAGCATTAACTTTTTTTAATAATGTTGATGATTTTAGGTTTGCTGGACCTAGATTGTAGGCAAATGATACTAATGCATCGAATTGATTCTGATTGATGTCATCTCGACAATATGAATCTACATACTGCTCAAAACTTGCTAACATGCTTTTCAATAAGTCTGTGCCATGGACTTCCGTGATTGGAGTATCGGACATTGTTACTTTTTTACCACCTGGATAAAAAGTTGCGCCGTAACCAATAGTAGGAATTCCTGCAGGGCACTTATAAGGTGCTGCGCGGAACCCTTCCATTGTTTTGATTATTTCAATTCCGGCCGTTCCTGTTTTTGTAATTTTCATGACTGTTTAAACCTTTATTTATTTTTTCATTAAAAACTTTTCAGCTACATTACCAGCAATACAGATAATTACAATAGTTTTAACTGCGTCTACTAGGTCTGTAGATGGTTTAATTGATTCATGTGAATATGAATTTAACACCATGGTAACAGAAATAAATAGGAATCCTAAAAATGCAATAACTCGTTTCATTGAGGTGTCTCCACCGGTAAACATTTCTTTGATAAAATTTTTCATGTAGCTACTTTCTTATACTTCAAGTATAAATATCAGTAACTAGAATTTAATTGCAGTATTATTCTTCAGAAACTGCTCGACCTATTTGTCTAGTCCAATCTAGGTCTGTGCGCACTATAACATTTTTAGTCATTGCGGCTACTAACATTGTTCTGTCGACACCTAGTTGGTTTGCAAGATATGCTAACGCAGCTATGTCTTTAGGAAAACAATGCCCCCCAAAACCAAAATCGCCATCATGGCCAGGAACTGACCAATGTGAATTGCCCAATCGATCATCATAACGGGCATATTCGATTACTTTATCATAATCAATGTTTAAACCTTGGCAGATCTGATACATTTCGTTTGCAAATGAAATTTTTGTGGCTAAGAATGTATTAGTTACATACTTGATCATTTCAGCAATGGTACTGCTTGTTTTAATGATTGGCACTTTAGGAAATGCCTTTTCAAAATATCGTTTAACAATTGTAGTAGCAGAGTTAGGTCCTCCGAGTATGATTCGATTTTGATTTTTATAATCATCAACTGCGTTAGACTCTGTTAAGAACTCTGGATTAAACACAATATCCAATTCAGTGTATAATTTATTTAATCGATCTGTTGTTCCTGGTGGAATAGTAGACTTAACAACTACAATATAATTTTTCTTATTGTATGCAATTACGTTGTTTTGAATTTCTGTTAGTGCAACATTTAAAATTTTTAAATCACATTCACCAGATTTCATCATCGGAGTAGGAACACATACAAATGCAATATCAGTGTTTAAAACTACATCTTCGATGCCGTTAACATTGCGAAATTTGTTTCCATCTTTATCATATGCTTTAATATCAAATACATGTTGCATTCCTAATCGCACAGCATTTCCTACAAACCCCTGGCCAATAATTCCTAATGTATTCATATTACAATCCGTTAATATATTGCTTTAATTTATCTGTCGGTGTCCAATTTAATAATTCTAACGCTACATCTCGTTCACGTAATGTTATACGATAGTTTCCTTTTTGATCTGGTAAATATGTTGTTGTGCAATTGAACTTCTCTATAAACATGGCTGCTACTTCATTCATTGAATAATTTACTCCAGTACCCAATTCCCACGCATCCTCGATATAATGTTCAGTTTCCATGATTCGAATCAATCCATCAACAATGTGGTCTACATGTGTGAAATCTCTGCGCTGTTCGCCATCACCAATAATAGTAATTGGTTGTCCGTCTCGTACTTGTTTTCTCCAAATTCCAATCACAGCTGCATAGTCGCCATCCACAATTTCATTTGGTCCATACACATTGTAAAATCTTGCAATCTGCACTTTAAGTCCATAACACTCTTCATACATCTTACAAATTTCTTCTCCTAAGAACTTGCTTAAAGCATATGGTGAAATCCTAGGATTATGCCAACGGGATGATGATCCTGCATACACAACCTTTGCATCCGTATGTCTAGCATATTCTAAAACTTTGAAAGTTCCTGTTGTGTTTGCGTCATATGTTTCTAATGGTAGTTTAAATGATATTTGAATACGTGCAACTGCAGCAATATGGAATATAACATCAAATTTATCAACTGCTGGATTAAATATATTATCAATGTTATTAACATCATCTATAATGTATTTAACATTCTCTATTTTATTGTCCAATGTGCCGCAAGATAAATTGTCAATACATGTTACGCCATGTCCTAATGCAACCAATTGTTTACATAAGTTTGAGCCAATAAAGCCTAGCCCACCTGTTACTAAAATTTTCATATTCTAATTTCTATTTGTTTGTTATAAATTTTTTGTTTGTTAATGGATCGTGTCCTATGTATCCACCCCATTTGTATCGGGCATATTCATGGCCGGCTTGTTCTGCCAAGTTACGTTTCTCTCCATTTGCAGAAACTGCCGCAAAGTGATAAAAATGACAGTTCCATGTTCTTAGCATACGTAGTCCTGATAGTTGACATTTTAAAAAAAAGTCCCAATCGGCTACCATACCCATTTCATAATTTTCATCCCATCCGCCAACTCGAAGATAATCAAGCTTTGACATAAAGATAGGAAGTGTGGATCCACATTCCTCAGTTTTATCCCCAGATGCATAATGATAATCAAACAACCAAAATGCTTCAAGATCGAATGATGCAATGTCAGTTCCTAAATTTTCTATAATAAACTGAGGAAACATACTAGGAAACGGTTCTACTTGATTAGGTGTTATTACAGCACCTTCTTGCCATTCTTCTTCCAATGTAGAATCCCAAAATCTTGGAAACACGTTATCGTCATTAACAATAAGTATTTTATCATATCGCGAATTGTATACACCTAGATTAGTTCCCCGACATTGACCTGCATTTTGTTCTAAGTTCAATATATCAATTGAATCTTTCCAACGGTCTAAGACCTCTTTATTCAAGTCATAGTACCCGTCTACAACAACGATAATCTGATTTTTATTGCATTGTCCTTCAATTGCAGAACGCAAACAAAGATCCAATGCGTCTGGACTTTTATATGTAGGAATTATTACTGATATCATAGTGTTGACCAATCTGTTAATGGTGATAACCAAGCTGTTTCACCATGGGTAGCATAACCAGGAATCGGTGTTATTAACAATTGGTTTTGTTTTCTCAATTCTAAAAACATATGAAAATCATTAGGATGTGTACCGGCTGTGTGTGTTCTCAGAATTGTTTCTGTAAATTTCAATGTTGATACTTTGCTAGCAAATGTCATCGTAGTTGAATTAGTAATTTTCCAATGGCATGAATCCGTTAAGTAAATACGGGTATCTTCAGCACCGCCTTCACAGTATGGATTTCCGCCGCGGCTTGGATCTAAGTACTTGTCTGGATGATCGTATAGTGCAACGAATGATGCACCTAAGTCAAATCCTTGTTTCAATACATCTGGAGAACCTTGCTTATGTAAATAATCATTTTCTACAAAATACACAATTTCATCATCTGCATAGGTTAATGCTTTATCTAACGCTAAATTGAATGTGCCGGCACCATTACCAACCGATACCTGAATGATATTTGCTGGGTCAATGTATCGTTTAATCATTGCTAACGTAGCATCACTACAATTGTCCGCAATAATTAGAATGTCATAAATATGATTAAAAAATACATTGCAGAAATTTTTTAAACATGATTCATTGTTGATGTAGTCTGGCTTTACTTTATTGTAACCAGCATCTGATATTCTATATATTATTTTCATTTTAAAAATACGTTGTTAAACTGTTTCATTACCAACTCTGGTGAATACATTGAATA